GGAAAATATACAAAAGCAGAAGAGACACAGACAATTGGTATTTTTACTGCACATCCAAAGGGATTTGGTTTTGTATCAATTGAAGGAGAAGAAGAGGATATCTTTATTCCAGAAGCAAAGGTTGGAGATGCTCTTCATATGGATAAAGTACAGGTGGTTGTATCTCCTCTTGCAACTGGCCGACGTAAAGAAGGCGTAGTGGTAAAAGTGTTAGAGCGTGGTATGACACAGATTGTATGTACCTACGAGCAGAGCAAAAACTTTGGCTTTGCAGTGCCAGATAATCCACGTTTTGGTACGGATATCTTTATTCCAGTAGAACGTTCAAAAGGTGCAGTCAAAGGTCATAAAGTGGTCGTAGAGATTACGAAATATGCTCGCACAGGAAAGAGCCCAGAGGGGAAAGTTGTAGAAATTCTAGGACATGTGAATGATCCGGGCACAGATATCTTGTCTATCGTAAGAGCCTATGAACTGCCTATGGAGTTTTCTGAGAAGATTATGCATCAGGTAGAAAACGTAGCAAAAGATGTATCAGAAGCCGATATGGCTGGGCGTATAGATTTGCGCGATACTATAATGGTAACCATCGACGGAGAAGATGCAAAGGACTTAGATGACGCTGTGTCAGTAACAAAAGATGGTGATAACTACGTGCTTGGTGTACACATTGCAGACGTAACCAATTATGTTCAGGAAAAAAGTGCACTTGATGTAGAAGCACTAAAACGTGGTACCTCCGTGTACCTTGTCGACCGAGTAATTCCAATGTTACCACATGCACTTTCCAACGGAATCTGTTCGTTAAATGCTGGCGAAAATCGTCTTGCACTCAGTTGTGTTATGACAATCAATCCAAAGGGAGAGGTCATCGATCATACGATTGCAGAAACAGTAATTAAGGTAAACACTCGTATGAGTTATACCAGTGTAAAGAAAATCTTAGAAGATAAAGATGAAGCAGAAATTGAAAAATATCGTGAATTAGTGCCAATGTTTGAATTGATGGAAGAACTTGCGGCAATACTCCGTAAGAAACGTATGAAACGTGGTTCCATTGATTTTGACTTTCCAGAGACAAAAGTCATTTTAGATAGAGAAGGAAAACCAATCGATATCAAACCATATGAAAGAAATGTGGCGACTAAGATTATCGAGGACTTCATGCTGATTGCAAATGAGACAGTAGCCGCAGATTATTTCTGGCAGGAACTCCCATTTGTATATCGTACCCACGACAATCCAGATGACGAAAAGGTTAAGAAATTAAATACCTTTATCAATAATTTTGGCTATCACATTCACTTAGGTGGAGAAGATATTCATCCAAAGGAATTACAGAAACTTTTGGAAAAGATTGAGGGAAGTCCAGAAGAGGCACTCATTAGCCGATTGACACTTCGCTCTATGAAACAGGCGAAGTACACGACTAGCTGCACAGGACATTTTGGGCTGGCAGCAAATCATTATTGCCACTTTACCTCCCCAATTCGACGTTATCCGGACTTGCAGATTCATAGAATCATAAAAGAAAACCTGCGTGGACGTATGAATGAAAAGCGTATCGAGCATTATGATAAGATTTTAAATGATGTGGCAAAACAGGCTAGTGAAACTGAGCGTCGTGCAGAAGAGGCCGAAAGAGAAACCATAAAACTAAAAAAAGTGCAGTACATGGAGAATTTTATCGGAGAAGAATTTGAAGGCGTCATTTCTGGCGTGATGGAATGGGGCATCTTCGTAGAACTTCCAAACACGGTAGAGGGACTTGTGCGAGTAACAGAACTTCGAGATGACTACTATCATTTCATCGAAGCAAGTTATGAGATGGTGGGTGAAAACAGTGGTAAATCTTACAAGCTTGGTCAAAAGGTTAAGGTAAGAGTGGAAGGTACCGATAGAATTGCTAGAACGGTTGACTTTTCACTGGTAGAAGATTAAAATGAAAATCTATGAAAGGAGGATGCCTCATGGAAAAAGGTGCAAAGAAACTTGTAGCCAATAACAAAAAGGTATACCATGAATATTTCTTAGAAGAAATCTATGAAGCAGGCATCGCCCTTCATGGAACCGAAGTAAAATCCATTCGTATGGGAAAATGCAGTATCAAAGAATCCTTTGTGCGCATTGAGAAGAATGGAGAGGTGTATATCTATGGTATGCATGTAAGTCCTTATGAAAAAGGAAATATTTTCAACAAAGACCCGCTTCGTCCAAAGAAACTTTTGCTCCATAAAAAAGAGATTCAGAAACTCATTGGAAAGATTGCAGAAAAAGGGTACACCTTGGTACCAGTTGAAGTGTATTTCAAAGATGGACTTGTAAAAGTACAAATTGCTCTTGCAAAAGGTAAAAAACTTTACGATAAACGTCAGGATATTGCAAAGAAAGATATGAAGAGAGAAGCAGCACGTGACTTTAAGGTCAATATGCGTGCTTAGTAATGAAACAATGCTGGTGCAATATCACCAGCTTGTAAATAAACTTCATGGGCTAGTAATGGTTTCGACGGGGATCATGCAGCTGGAGAAGCGAGTCGTATGCAATGCGTTAAATGGCAAACTTAAATATAAACGCTGAAGAAAATTTAGCATACGCTGCCTAGTTGCAGCAGTCTGACCTAGTGCACCTACACATTAGGACCCAGGCTTCGACTTTGTAGGAAACGACATTGGCAAAGCTTTGAGCCAGTGGGCGTATCATGAAGCTACTAAAGCCGTCAGGGTGTTAGTTCCCGGGCGGTGGAGGGAATGTTAAAAAACTGACTACACTCGTAGAAGGACAGGGAATTGGTTTTCGGACACGGGTTCGACTCCCGTCTAGTCCACCAAATAGTGCAAATCCGAACTCTTTATTTTTCGTGAAACACTGTTTCGGATTTGTTTTGAATATCGAGGAGGTCTAACTTCGGTTAGGCTTCCTCTTTTTGCGTTAATTTCAGTTCCAGCACAGCGGCTTCAATGAGGTTCTCAATTTCCTCCATGTTCAAAGTGAAGCCTTTTCTGTTGAGGAACGCCAGTACATACTTCTTCTTTTCCTCACCTCGACCTGTTCCGGCGTAAATCATTTCAGCCGCTTCGACTGCGATGTTTACCCAAAACTTGATAGTGTCGAGCTGTTCCGCAGAGACCTTAGTCTTGAGATACGGAATGAAGTAGTAAGATACTACTGCCAGCACCAGTGTGATAATTGCAACTACAATCTGTGTCAAATCAACCATTTCCAAATCCTCCTAAATCCATTACTGTATTTTCGGTTACTTCCAAATCGTGAGCTTTCATCAGCTTGATACGATTCTCGACCTTTGCTTTCGCATAGTAGAATCCTGTACCTGTTGCGGTCTCTGTGGCAACTGCTGGAATGAGATAAGCGAGAGGTGATAAATCACAGGTTCGCCAAATCATTATGAACGTGAACACAATTACTGCGATATTCACGATTGCCGCTACGACCAAAATCTTCTTAGAAAACTCCATGGACTTTTTACTTCTTCGAGCCATTACACCTTTTTGGTGTAGTCAAGAGAAATCCAGCCAGCCCCGGACTTCAATTTACCCCACATCTTAGCTCCCTTACCTGTGGATTCTGCGACAATGGTGTAAACACCTCTGTCACGGATAGCACCGTTCGTACCGTAGTTAGTACCAGCACCCTTACGGATATTAAGTACATCAGCAGTGACCTTGACCTTATAAGGTTTGAAGGTTTCCTCCCTCTTGGTCTCCTGTACCGGGTAAACTACGTTGCCGCTTTCATCGAATACGGAGTAACCCGGATTCTTGTCAGCCATTTTCTTAGCATTAGCCAGTACAGTGTATGCACCCTTCTGACTTTTAGCGTCAGCCCATGTCTTACGAACACGGTACATAGTTTTCTTTGCCGGAGTAGAAGGAGTTGGAGCGGAAGCACCGCCCAGTCTCTTTGTAACCTCGGTAGCCAAATCACCCAGTCTCTCATAGAGCCAGTCTCCCGGACAGCTCTTATTTGCGAACCATCTGTGAACTGTGATAATCATTTCATCAGACTTAGGCTCGTAAGCGAGGGTCTTGTCCTTATCTACCAACCACAGGAGCTTTTTCTTACCGTTACGCTGACAAATGTCCACGCACAACTCGATAAGAGATTTCCACACCTTGTCGTTCATCGCATAAGGGTGTACCTTATCAGACGCACACTCGATTGTGATAGCTCTGTTGTCGTTTGCACTGCTGGAAGAACACCAGCTACGGTCTTTCTCCTCTACACAAAGAGAAACTCTACCATCAGTACCGATACCATAGTTACAACTTGCACCCCTTGAAGGGCTTGTGAAGCAACCACAGATTCTCTCTGCTGTCAACTGACCTACTACACAGTGAGGTGTAATGCGGTCAATCGCATGATTTCTCGGACTGTTTTTGTTTGGTGAGATTTGCGTGTAGCTCACCATGGAACTGTTACTCATTTCAGTTTCCTCCTTCTTGTCGTATTTGGTTAGGTCATACCTCTTAATCACAGCCATGAGGTTGTCCACATACTTGAGAGAGGTTGCGTAACCATCTGCTTTGATATTCTCAAGGTATTTCCGAGGGTCGGTCACACCTTTGAGGTTTGCGTAATTGGAGATATTGATAAAATCGAAATAACCGATTACACCATTCTCCATACTGTCGAACTTGCACCACTGCATAGCGGAGCTGGTATAGCTTCCGTCCGGGTTCTGTTCACTCCCTACCTTGTGGTAAATACCGATACAGGTCTTACAGCGACCCTTCCTATACTTCAAACCGAAGTAGTTATTGGCATTGACCGCAAGCTCGGAAGTGCCGCTCGCACTCTCCAAAATCGCTTGAGCAATAATTGGAGAGTGGACAGCAATTCCATAGGAGGGAGCATACTTCACGACAAGCCTTGCGATTTGTTCAATGAAATTGCTCATGCCGCACCTCCTACATTCCTAACTGTTTGAAAACGAAGCCGATTACGATACCGATAATAGCGGTAATAACGTAGCTGGAAACACTTCTCCAACGCTCACCGTCTCGGGATTCAATCGCTTCGATTTGTTCGCCCTGTCTTTTCTGCTCCTTAACCATGGCTTCGATTGAGTTAGCCATGTTATTTACAGCGATAGTCAAGTCTA